TTCGTTCCGAAACAACACAATCTCCTTGATAAATAGAGAATTTAAAAATATTCTCATTGAATTTTTCTGTCATGTTATGTATATGTTTTAAGGTTTAAAGGTTTAAAGGTTTAAAGGTTTAAAAAATTGAACAATTTCTATAATACAAATATAATACAAATATAATCTAAATTTATATTATAGTCAAGAGAATAGCTAAATTTAACGTATTTGTTTTAAATATTTTTTTAACGTATCCTTTTCTTTCATAATTACAGGATAAAATAGTTCAACATATGATACAAAATCATAACCATATACTTCTAAAAAACCATCCTCTTTCATTAAGTTAAATAAATTACTAGACCCTCTATCGCTATCATCTAAAGGCTCGTCTAATATTTTCAATTCTTCTATAGCAATATCATTTAACATTGGTTTTTTTAAATTAATCAATTTAAAATTTTTAGTTAAAACATCGATATTTTCTAATAATGTAACAAATGCCTTATAAGGTTTTTTCTTTTCTTCTTTTCTTACTTTATTTATCTTTATTACTTCATTACAAATTTCATTAACAGTTACATGTTTAAATGTTAAGTTAGAAAATTGTTTTAATAACGTTTTTTCACCTAAACCAGAAATCCCTTTGATATTATCAGAAGAATCGCCAGTTAAAATTTTTAGTGTCAACACATTTGAATAATGATATTTAAAAAACATTGAAAAATTATTCCTAGTAATCGGTGTGTTTATATTTCCAAATAATATAGTAATATTTAAATCTAATAACTGTGCAATATCCCTATCGTTTGTATATACCAAAATATCTTCATTATTATGATGATCCATACAGTATTGAGATATTAAATCATCAGCTTCAATTTCATCTACTTCGATTTGTCTAAAAAAAAGTTCTTCTGCGTATTTTTGAATTCTTATTTTTTGATTAAGAACCGAAATTTCTTTATCCTCTTCACGTTTTATTTGAGCATCCGTTAATTCTATTTTATTATACCATTCTTTATTTTCACGATTTGCTTTATAATTATGATCAATCAGATATCTAGCTTTTCCGCTATTTTCACCATCCCAAACAAGAACTACCTTATTAATTGAATGCTCCTTAATTAACTTTCTTATCATAGTAAGAAATCCATATACCCCACCAAAATTACCAAAATTTGTTGTATATTGATCTTTAGCACCATATAGTGATCTCTTAAATAAATATGGTGAATCTACTAATAAAGTTCTAAATTCCATCTACATATGTTTAGAAAATTTATGTTAATGGGTCGTTCAGTCGATAACTTCTCCTGTGTCCATATCGACAATATCATTACCATCACCAAAATTCATTGACATAGATTTATTAAATTCATCCATACCAAATTCTTTTTCATCCCCAACAGTACTAATATCATGATATTTTAACATTATATCTTCTGCATTAATTTCTTCACCCAATATTTTTCTAAAATATAACAATTTATCGCTCTTATATTGATCAATACCTTCTTTATCTGCACGAATAAAGCCGTGTGGTGTTGAAATTATTTTACCTTCCATAGATATACCACCTAACGGACCATCAATGTGGTTTTTAGGTACAGAAAGATTTGCTTCAATACCAAAATTAACCTCTTTCTTTTTAGATGTTGCAGACACTGCTTTTGCACCATTAGATTTAATACCACCAAAATGATAAATCAATCGTGAACCAAAGTAAAATGCTTCACCACCCTTGTGTTTCACAACACCAGCACCCATATTATCAAGCCATATTTTTTGAACAGATATTAATGAATTTGTGTATTCACAGCTTTCCTTTCTTGATGCAGGAATTCTAACATTTAATAATCCCTTAAATGATTGTTCATATGCGTGAGCATTCCACATGTTATTGTTTGAGCTATCCTTCTCCATTGCTTTAATTGTTGCAACACAATTAAGTACACCAATAGAATCAATAAAAAAATCCATTCCAAAAGGTAACTCTCCCTTTTCTTGTTCATCTATTAAATAATTAAGACACGCCCCCAAATCTTCAATAGAGGCTTCGCTTCTAGATTTGTCTTTAAGTCTGCCAAAATTTTTTAATAGAAAATCATTATCTATTTTAATGAAATCACCATTCCAATCAAAACCCATGTTTTGAAGTCGATATCTACCAATATTATTCTCCAAATCTATAATGATTGGTAATCTACCTTGTTTTTGTGAGGCAACAATACCTTCTAATATTGAAGTTGATTTTCCAGTGTTAGAAAATCCACGTGCTAATCCAACATACCCTATTGGATATCCTAATAATCCAGTAACCTCTTGTAATGCTGTAGACATTTTTAACCATTCCACTGGTTTATCTGGAACATCTTCTAAATTTGATTTTTTCTTAAATTGAACTAAATCAAATGTTTTTTTCTTAGTAGGTTTTCTACTATTTTCGTTTTTAGGAACTATCATCGCATATTTATTTATCTGTCTGTATTTTTATGTGAACCGCCCAACCATGCTAAGGCGATGAGTGGGCATTACAATCATTTTTGTAAAAAAAAGGGGGTGATTAACCCCCTCACTCCGTCCATCATGAATTTAAAAAGGTAAATCTAAACTTTCAATATCTTTATTACCAATAAGATTATTTACTTTAGTTTCTTCTGGTTTCGATTGATTTTGAATTTTCACTTCATTAAATTCTTTTTTTGATTGTTGAGTAATATTTTCTGCATCTTCTGAATCATAAGATGCTTCATCTTCATCTACATCATACATGCTTGGTTCATAACTGTTATTAACAGCACTATATGCAGCACTTTCATTAGTTGGCATATCTGATGCTCTCTCAAAATTACTTAATGATGATGCATCAAAATTAATAGACCTAGTATTTACTTTAATTGCCAATTCTGCATCTCTAGGATCAGGAAACACCCATTTTTTATTGTTTTTATCGGTTTCATCCCAATAAGGATCAGTGCCTTTTGCAATTCTATCTAACAGAGTTGCAGCATCCATAAATTTATACTCTTTAGGACGGAAAACGTCTCTCCAAGTAGTTTTATCTGCTAACCATGCTTTTACAATATCTGGATCACGATGCAATGGTGATGGACCTCTAGGATCGGTATTTACTGCCGTAACCACAGGATACGTATAATTAGTGTTTGGAATAGTATTTTCACCCATACTAATATTTACATCAATACCCTTTTCTGGATTAGCAAAATGAATACCGTTTGCTTCTGACCACCCAAACAATATAGGGATTAATTTATCTCCATCCCCATCGTTACGAAATCGATGTTTGAATCTCCAAAATTTAGGCCCGTCTTTTTCTCTTCCTCTATCGACACCTTTAACCATATAAAACTTTTTAGCTTCGATAGCTTTAGATTGTTTATATAGTTTATCGTTACTTTCCTTAATTTTTCTTTCCTCTTCAGTTAATTCTTGCTTATTTTTGAGTTTTTGAGCAATTTCTTTTCCTCTAACGTTATCTTGTTTTTTCAAGATTAATTTGGCTTTTTCGCAAATAGGGCAATATTTATCAACCATAACTGCCTTTCCTTGTTCAGTAAACGCCAATTGACCATTATCATCAGTTGCTTGAACTTGTGGATCATTATGTGATGGACAATATATCTTAGTTTTAGTTTTTCGTTCCCCTTCTGCTTTATTTAAATAAACTTCGTGAAAGAACGCAAATTTAATATATTGTTCATTAATGTTAGGATGAACTGGTCTGAAAGTCTCTTTTTCATCTCTAGGTGTAAAATATTTTTTTAAAATGTCTTCTTTAGACACTGACTTAGTTTTAGTGGTTGTTTCTTTGTTTTTTTTCCACTCAGCATACATAGTCTTTGCTGCTTCCATCTCGGCATTTGAGCCAACATGGGCATTTGTCATGTTTTCTTCCATAATCGTAACTAACTCTTAAAATGGTTTAATAATAATATAATTGTAAAATCTTTGTTTTCCAAAGATAGGAATACAAAGATAATGATTCTTTTTCTAATTTGCAAGTATAATTAAAAATTAATTAATAATAATTTTAAAGAACGTTTTTTTATTATAAATACTTAAAAAACAAATTTTAACTAGCTTTTCCAGAGGAAAATACAGTAAATCTTACTGGGTTTTTTACTGCAAAAAGATTACCATCGTTAAGTCTTAATTCTAATGTATAATCTTGTGGAATTAACCATGAAGTATCTAAAGTGAACTCATATCCTTGCGATGTTCTATCAACAGGAGTATAT